TGTTGCCATTAGGAATCTCCTTATGATTTCTTATTTATAAAATTAAAGTTTTCTGAGGTAGTTTTCAAATAATTTTAGAGCGGTTTCCTCTAGTTGTGCTTTGGAAGCCCTCTGAATTGTTTTCTTTGTGCGGTCAAAATCAGCCTCTACAAATTTGCCGTCAATCATCATCCATTCTTTGTTTTCCATGATACCTTGAACAAATGCACCTGGTGCCGATGGGTCAGCAACAATGTCAGCTGCGGTGGCTAATTTAAGGTCATCTTGTACCAAATTGTAACCCTCTCTGGTCTGCTGTAAAGAACCAAGAGCACGGGAAGATACACCAACTTGAATATCGTTGTTGATGAAGTTTTCAACAATCTGACCATATGGTGTACCAAGAATTAATGCTTTACCATAAAAGGTATTACCATCTTCTTTGAGAGACACAATCTTATGTGATACACGCTCAAGATTAATTGATGGTGTGTCTGGATGGCCTAGTTCGCCAAGAGCACGATTGGTGTTAATGAACTCTTCTGTATAACGGTTTACTTCATTACGAAGTGTGTCCATTTTATACATACGATTGTTTTTATTGACTGTATCGCCAACAAGAAAAGTTCCTTCAATGTAAAGTTTTTTCTTACCGTCTTCCGTTTTTTCGGTAAGATACTTTACATTGTCTATCATTTCGGTAATAAGTTTCATATTACATTCCTGTGAGTGCTGGGTTGTAAGAGGCTGTTTTTGTAACTTGCACAATTAAACTGCCTGCTGTTCCCGTATGTTCAACCCAAATATTTGATGTTGCACTATTCGCAAAAGTAATATCATGTTCATATAATACCAAATTAAATGGTGTTGATATTTCTAAAATGAGTGTACCTGCTGAGTTATTTCCTCTGTAAATTCTATAAATGCCATTTGTTGATGCTGACACTTGTGCAATTGCAGCAGCAGATACCGTTTCATCCGATTGCGCTGAAAGTGTTGAAAGGTTGATGTGTGTGTTTGCAACACCACCAACAATTCTTATAACTGATTTGGCCCTAACGGCGTTTATAATTTCAAATGGCATTTTACCTTAGTCCTATTGATGCTCGCCTACGCATTGACATTTTTCTTTTCAGCAATGACCGGCGAAGTTTAGCTCTTCGTGTTGTTTTCCAAGCCCGTTTCAACATACGAGCTTTGTGTATTCTTGTATGCGCTGGTATTCGGCGAACCGTATTACCAACAATTCTATAACCTTTAATTCCTGACCGTCTTTTATTCTTTTGAATTACAATACGGCCTTTTGCATTACGCCGAATACGCCGGCGTATTTTCTGTATTCTACCTTGACGAATGATATTTGGATTTCTCCTAATTGCTTCATCAAGTTCTTCAAAACTATCTGCCTGCACATAACGCTTCGCTTCTTGCAGGCGCTTAGCGGTAATTTCATTTAGACGCTGAGTTAATGCCTCTCTTGCTTCGTCTAATTTACCAGATACAATTAAATCTATAAAGTTCATTTTGCTCTACTGAAAGCAAAGTCAGCCGCTTTGGCCAAGTGTGCAGGTGATTTATGTACCATGTCTGCAAACTTCTTTTTATTTTCATCATTCAACGCATTATGAACTTGCGTAACAGCAGATGCTGTGTAATGGTCAACCTTTTGTGATTTACCATTGCCAAATTTTACTGACTGTGCTTGTTTATCAGCAACAATCTTATGTAATTGGTCCATGACAGCTTCATCAATCTGCGTTTCTTCTGCCTGAACAACTGCACCTAATGGACCACCATATGGCACAGAAAAATACTTATCTAGCGTTTTGCTATAATACAACGCAACTTTTGTTTTATCTGGATACATCCTTATAGCTCTGCGTTTCAGAACCAAAACAAAAGGTGGGTCATTGTCAAAATCTATTGGGGCTTCAACTAATTCAAAATCTTCTTTTACTTCACCAACATCACCTATTTTAAGGCGATGTGCTCTTACTTTACGACCAGAAGGTCCAACCTTAAAATCAGAAGTGTCTAAAATACCTTCTTCTAATTCTTCTTTTACTGCTTGCCTAGCACGCATAAAAATTTGTTTATTGTTGGCAACTAAATCTACCATACGATTAAACAAATTACGCAGAATTTCTCTGTCAGCATTATTGAATTGTGGGCGTTCTTCACCCATCTTATCCAAAATGCGATGTATTCTTGCTAGTTGTGCCTTATTAGCAAGACCAGCACGCACCAACATATCAAACTGTTTATAGTCCGACTTTTCTTCTTCTACAAGATTATTCCTAAACTCTTGTAATTGTTTCATTCTTCCGTTGCAGCTTCTTCTGTTTCTTGCACTTCAGGCTCTTCTTGTTTGCCTGTATAAAGTGACTGTGCCATTTCAACTTTTTTTGCATCAAGTGCTTCAAAAGCTTTTGCAGATAAAAGATCATTTAGAAGGTCTTTAGCACCAACTGCATCACCTGCTGCAACTTGATTAATAAAAGCTTGCGTTTCCATAGTAATCTCCATTTATCGCCTATTTAGTAATGCTGAATATTTTTCTACTTCTGCATCTAGCATTGGTGTCATTGATTCATTTGCAGCACCAGTATTATCTTCTGGTGGATATTGATCTGCCATAGCCTGTTGATTTGCTTGGTCTTGTGGTGGCATTGTTGGGCCGCCAGTACCATTATCAGATTCTTGTTTAATTTGTTTATCAATTGCCAATATATCTTCATCGGTTTGTTGAAGAATGTGTTTGCGAACCCACTCAGCAGAATAGTAACGACCAACATATGGATCAACAACAGCCAATGTTTGAACACGGCTCTGTAAAAGTTCTGCATCACGCAATTCTGTAAAGTTATTGTCTTTTACATAGTCGTAATAAATTTGTTCTTTAAATATTTGCCATTCATCTCTGGTACAAATACCTTTGAGCACCAATTGCTTTTCTAAAGCATGGTCAAAAATTTGTGAAAATTTATTGCGTAGACGAATGATAAACTTTAAAAATTTAACTTCGTCACGGGTCACTTCAGTTGTGCGACCAAGACCAATCATGCCGCCTTGTTGTGGTTCTAAACGAGAAATTGGAACATTGAGTGATTGAAGAAGCTTGTTTCTGAAATATTTCACATCTTCTAACTCGCCAAGATTTTGACCAGCTGGCAATGTAGTAATTTCGGTGCCTTTACCACCTTCACGGCGTGGTAACCAAAAATCTTCAAGCATTGAAAGGTGTTTGCGGTCATCACGCAGTTCACCAGTATTTGCATCGTAAACCATTTTGTTACGATACTTGACCATAATTGATTGAATGTATTGTTCGGCTTTACCTCTTGGTAAATTACCTACATCAATGTAAAATATACGGCGTTCTGGTGCTCGTGATAGGCGATAGATAACAACCGCATCTTCAATCATTCTTAACTGATTGAGTGGTTTAATTGCTTTGTGTAGATATGAAATGACAAATGTGTTTTTGGCATCCATCAAACCAGAGTTTACATTAATAATTGAATCTGGTGCAATACGAAGGCCAGAGTTTACTGATGCACCAAATGTTTGTGTTGCAATACCACGGTCAGTATAGACATAATATTCAGCAATTGATTTGATAATATCAGCACCAGTTTTTGGATCACGCTCTTTTTTAACTTCTCTTACTTTACGAATTTTGCGTGGGTCAATGTAGCGTAGTTCTTGTATACCTGATTTTGGGTCTTTATCATTTATCACAACATGGTAATAAATGCGACCATCAATATACCAACGCTTAAACAAGTCATCTGAAAGATTACCAAAATTTAACATACGAAGAATATTTTCAAACTCTTCTAGTATTTTTTTCTTTACGGCTTCTGGTTGTTTAAGTTTATCTAATACGAGATTAACTGTGCGACCAGAATCATCGTGTGAAATAGCTTCGTTTACAATGTCATCAATTGCCATTTCCAATTCTGGATGATTTGACATTTCACGATAGCGGGTAACTAATTCTAATTCGTTACGAACAGCGCCCTCTAGGTCAACATAGGTGCCGTAGTAAGCGTTTTGTGTGATTGTGACTGCACCGTCATCAAGTGCAGGAGTTGGAAGTGCAAAAGATGGTTGCTCAGGTTTCTGTGCCTGAACAACATCTTTTGAGCCTAAGGTAAAACCAAAAAGTTTTATTGCAATTTTAGGTGCCTCTCATTCTATAAAAAAATAAGGCAGAGGGAAATCCCTCTACCTATTACACTACACCATCTTCTGCAGCCTGCCACCATTGATAAGTTAGTGTGACTGAAAACTCCTCAATTGTATCGTTTGAACCCCAATCAACATCAATTGGAGTTACATCACTTGGGAAGAGTCCAACAAACTTGTATTTTTTCAAAGTATTGCCTTGTTTACCAAACTGCGTAACTTCACCATCAACAGTATAACCAAGTGGCGAAAGCGCAGCTGGACTACGGACATTCAGATTATGTGAATTAATACCATTCATCCAACGCTCAAAGGCGTTACGAATAATGAAATCTTCATCATTGATAACTGTAATTGTCCAATCAGCAAAAGTTCTGTTACCTACAAATTTGAGCTCACGACCAAAGTATTGAACAGGCACAACACCTAGCGTTGCGCCGGGCAGTTGTGCTGTTTTACACATAAATGTTAATTTTGTTTGTGCGTTACCTGGTGCAGAGAATCCAGGGAACGGCATAGAAACTTCAAATAGATTAGGACGGGCACCGTCCCCTACCATTTGGCTTCTAAATTCGTTTACATTAAATGCCATTTATTTTCTCCCGTTTCTCTATTTAGAACTGTCCTACAACCTCATCAAACGAAACGCCTGTGCGAACTGCAACAAAGTTAAGTTGAATGAAGTTAATAGAACGAGCAGGTTTGATGTAGATATCACCAACAAATTCATTACGGTCAATAACTTCTGGCGTATTATTTGTCTCATCGCAAACAACACGGAAATCAGTAATACCACGGCGACCTTGCACATCACGCAAGAATGGTTCTACGAGTGCTACAAACTGAGCACGGGTAAACTGGTCATTAAACTCAAACAACGAGAATCTTGCAGCTCGAGCAATTGCTTTCTCAAGCACAATGAACAGGCGGCGAACATTGATTCGGTCAAACGCAGATGGTTTGCTCAACATTGTTTTATCGCCAAACAGAACCGTACCTTCACCTTGGAAAGAAACAATCGGATTGATACCTTTTACATACAGGTCATCACGATTTGTTTTTGTTGGATTAAAAGCCAACTTAATGACATTTTTTAAAATACCACGATTGAGTCCGCCTGGCGAGAACCATGGATCACGCTCAAGGTCTGTTCTAGCGCAAAGACCAGCAACATCGCCATTACATGGAACCCAACGGTACACATCGTTATATTTGTCGTATTGATATTTCCAATTACCATCTAGAACTGCATATGAAGAAGAGGTAAGAGTATTGCGATAAGCAACTATATCAGTAACTTCAGAACCAGCATTGTTTACGCAATCTGCTTTTTCTGGCGATAAAAATACTAAACAATCTTTACGAGTAACACACATTGAAATTAAAGAATCTGCAACTGTTTGATTTGCTGGGCCAGAAACAACCAAAGAAATATCAACTGATTCAGCTGGATCAAAGAAGTCATATGCTGTTACCACATTGGCAGTAGAAACTGTACCATCTGCACCACCAGAAAGTGAGCGAGTAACAACAGATGTTAGATTTGCAAAGTTAGAATTATTAGCCGTAGAACCCCAACCTGTACCAGCACCAGTTGTTGGATGATCCATCCAATGAACATATCTTGATTGTGCTTCAATTACATTTTTATAATAATTAGAGTTGCCGCTATCATCTTTTGCGTCAGAAGCCTTAGACATAAACGGAAAAACTTCTAGTACCGTATTTGCGGTACCTGTAAATTTACCATCTTCATCAACAACAACAGCATGAACTTCATCAAAACCACCACCTACATTTGAAACAAAAGTAGAAGTATTTGGAGCAGAAGTAAAGTTACTGTTGTAAGTCCAAGTGGAAAATGTAGCTGCATCTGCCAAAGAAACTTTAAGAGAGTTACCTAAATCACCTGCAAAACGAGCGGCAAATTCACCGTAAGTATTAGAAGAACCTGTTGACCGATTATTAAACCAGTCATCATCGTTTTTAATTAACACTACATTGTTGGAACCGTTTGCGGTTGCGTTACGAGTGCTTGCTACACTAGCTGCACGAACAATTTTAAGATTATTTGCGTAGGCCAAAAAGTTTGCGGCTGAGAACCAGTATTCATAATTTGTCGAATCAGGTTTACCAAAAGTATCGGTGAGGCGAACCTCATCGGAAATGGTTACTATTTCACCAACTGGACCCCAAGCAAACGGACCGGCAAATGCGCCAATTGAAGTGGCGACTGATGGGACAACTGTAGTCAGATCAATTTCTGATACATTTACCCCAGCGGATAATTGAAATGCCATGGATTTCTCCTTTTGTTAATAGGTCAAATTCTTTTTATTCTCTATTT